TAACCGCTCGATGTATGATCACGACGCACGAAAGCCCCGCAACCGCCGGATGGCTTATTTCATTGAGCGCCGGTCAAAATTGTCAAAATCCAAAGTCAAAGTCCAAAGTCCAGGAATCAGTCTTCCCACTCCTCTTTGATCCGGCATTTGTCGTCCGACGCAGATCGTCCGAACAGGCCCTCGATCACGTTTGCACCCTCGATCATTTCGGGGGTGACGCTGGGTCTTGCTGCCGAGACGGCCCGGTCGAAGCGGCCGATCAGCGGAACGCGAGGCTGGGCATTAACGGCTATCTTTTCCTGCTCGGGCCCGTCAGTGTCGGGGACGCCGAGCATTGCCTGGACGCGGTGCTCGACGGTTTCGCCACGCCAGTTTGACTGCTGGACGAGCTGGTAGTTTCGAGCCTCGGCGAGCTCTTTTGCACGCTGACGGGCGACCATCGCCATGGTTTGTTTGTTCGGATTGAGTACGCCGGAACTCGTCACCAGCGGTGCCTCGACCGTGCGGCCATTTGGGAGGTGAACCCAGATGCGGGTGTAGTCGTCATCGTGGCGAACCTCGACCTCGCGGCCCTTGAATTCGGACATTTCCTCATGCAGGTAATAAAAATGCGACTGAAAAAACTGGATGCCGTTTTTGCCGATCTTTCGCTTGGCGGCCCGGAGCAGGAGCAGAGCGAGCGTTTGGTCGTCGATGTCGTAGCGGGTCGTATAGAGCCGCTCGTATTCGCGGATGGGGACGATGGTCGCACCGCCGAGGACCACGCGGGTGTGTTCGCTCTGGTTGTACTCGGTGATCCAGCCGGCGATGGTGTCGCGGTAATCGTCGAGAGTCATAAACGGCGACTCGGAGGCGAGCCAGTCAGGGTGCATTCCCGTTTTTTTGAGCAGCTTTTGGTGACGCTGCCAGGCGGATTTCCAGCGTTCCGGTTTGTGGCCGATGCCGCGACCGCAGTATTCGTTCTCAAACGTGTTTTGCTCCCACGCGGAAATGTCTTTGTGAGTGCGTTCGATAAACTTCTCGCGGGCGTTGTAGCCGCGGGCCATGAGGTGCTTGACGCCGAGCTCGTCCATCAGGCCGACCCGCCGCTGCGTACAAAGGTTGTTCAAACCGCCTTCAATAAGGGCCGCTCGTCCGTAGCTGAGATCACGAAATTCGAGCGTTTGCCCAGTCAACTGTTTGCAGCGATAGTCCTTGCCCTGGTCGGTGTAGAGGTAGCTGTAAAAATCTGTTTCGGGCCGCGAGAGCGGCTGGGCCCCGAATGTCTGGACACCGCTCGCGTAAGCAAGCCCGATCGTGATCGACGATGGCGTAAGGTCTAAATGCCAGCCCCAGATCAAACCGGTCCGCAGATCCTGCCAGAGCGTGAGCCACGGCCGCGTGAGCGAGCCGTCGGGCAGCATCACGGTCACATCGCGAACGGAATGATCACCGCAGAGGATCTGCAAGGCGGCGAGATCGCGATAGTCGCGCGGAACGTAGGGGGCGTATTTGCCGGTATATGCCTTTTGTCCGCCGTAGATCAGAGTGCGTGTGACCTGAGGGATCGATTTGTATTTGCGCCAGAACCAGCCTCTCGCCGGGATCGTCCAGCCGCGTTTTGCGGCTTCTTTCTTGCAGTCTTTGTAGAGCCGCTCGGCACTCGCCTTTGTCTTGAAATTCGCATTAATCCAAGCCTCGGCCTCGGCACTGATCGGTGCCCGGCGTTTGTCGATTACCGATTGCCGCGAGGGCGGCTTGCGAAGGAACGCAGCGAGCCTGATCGCTTCGTAATCGGTCGCCCAGATGTAGAGAGTTCGCACCGATCGTGCTTTACCCCGTGCAGGTTCAATGGCAAGTATTTCGGGGACTGTACAGGGCGTCTCGGCGCAAAGGTCAAGAACCGATTGGACGGGGGTCAACTTGCCTTTCGAGTCTCGCAGCTGTTTCGGTTTTATGGCGTTGAAGCGTTCGATAATTGACGCGAGACGCTCGGCCTCGGCGAGGAGCGAATTACGAATCTCCGGCCGGTAACGGACGAGCGCCCGCGTCAATTGGTCCTCGGCACCGGCCTTTTGCCTAGTTTCGGTGTCGAGGGCGTCGCCTTCCGATGCCCGAATTTCGGACGGCGAATCTGGTAGAGGTTCAGTTGTCAAAGAGCCAATGTCGTCGGGCAGGCGGGACGCCTGCGGTCCAGTCTGGAGCCACTTTTCAATCCATTTGGGCTGCATCGATTCGAGCAGAACCATACGAATGGGCTTGCCGTTGCGGCCCCGCTCGCCGGTGGTCTTCCACGTCCAAAGTGACCGGCCATCGTTTAGCTGGCGGCGGGACACGCCGAGTTCGGTTAAATTCTGGGGGGTCAGCCAGATCATATTTAACAAGGTTCGCAGTTCGGCAGTCGGCAGTCGGCAGTTAGCAGATCACCGATGCGTTCAAAATCTCGTCCTCGCTGCGGCGTCGGCAGCGGAGGTGTTCAAATTTCCCTTTCAGCCCTCGCGGCAGGCGAGCGATGATGGCACGGCCGCACAGGGCGCAGATGTAGATTTCGGTTTCACTGTCGCGTGTCTCAGTTGCGTCAAGCATCGATTTCCTCCGCGTCAAGAATCATGTCGCTTTCGTCTGCCTGCTCAACCAACCTCGTCGCGGCATTTGCCATCACGCGGCACCCGATTGCAAACCCGATGCCGAGGCTACCGATGATGATGCCGATCAGGCTGATAAAATATTGCTGGGTTGAACTCATTTGGCACCTCCAAAGATTTCGAGGCCGTAGGATTCACCGATTTGTTCGAGAGCCGTTTCGAGTTGAGGCAGGGCAACCAGTCCTTTGCCCTGCTTTTCCTCGTCGTTTAGCCAGCCGATCTTTTCCGTGAGGGAGAGCATTGAATGAATTGTGTCGCGGAGTTGCTGTTCGTAAGGCGTTCCGGCTCGGAGTCTCGATACCTCATCGCTCAGGAGCTCGGCCCGGTCCTCGGCGATCTGGTGGTGTTGGCGTGATCTCTGGAGTTTGTCGAAATGGTCTGACGCAACTGATTGGGCGGCGATCTTTTCCTTGACGAGCTGTTCGAGGATGGCTTTTATGGAGCCGGAATTGGTCAGGCTGACCCGCTCGGTACCGGCGATCACAACCTCGTCACCGTCGATTGCGATATCGCCGGAGGTTAATTGACGCCGGACGCGGGCCGGGATCTTCCATTCGTTGAAAAGGTCGTACTGCTCGCCCTCCTTCTCGAATAGCTCAAGTTCGCGGTAGAACGTCGTTCGAGTGAGCGGCGAGAACTGGGAATCGAGAAAATCGTCGAGCTTTGTGAATCCTAACGGCTCGAAAAACTTGTTATCCCGAACCAGGATGACAAATCGAACCGCGTCGGTTTTCGTCTGGTTACTCAGACGGCTTGCGTATCTCGCGGCGCCGAGCATCTGGTATAAAGTCGCCGGGTCGATCTGGGGCTGTTCGTCCGCGACCGCTAATGCTGCTGCTGCTTTTCTTGGCATTTTTCCTCCCAAAAACTAATCGTTGATTTAATAACCCGTTTGTTTTCAACAAACCTTCTTGCTTTCGTCTCCCAATTTGGGAGACGAAAGGTCAAATTTGCTTGACCGGATAAAGATAGAATCCGACGGTGAATTGGTCGCCGAGGCTGACACCGATTGCCCCCTCACCGCATTGCCACGAATGCAGGGCCAGCGGAGTGCAGCGAGGATGGTTTGCATTCAGCGTGGCGATATCCGCTTTGAGCTTGTTGAGAAACGAGTCTTTACCGTGGATGAGCAAATTACTCTTGAGTCGGAGGAGCATCGCGGCTTCCCGCTGTAAGGCATTATTGGATCTGTTCGTGTTGCTAAGGTGCGTGAAAAACATTGGTAACCTCCTATGCCGCGACTGGCGGCGTGTTGCCCAGTGAGCGGCGGCGGGAGCGTTGGGCGTATTCGAGCAGGCGATAGGAATCGCGTCGGATGCGGGCGGCAGAATGGGCGAGTTTTATCTCCTCGTGCCCGTCGATGCGGCCGTCGTCAAATGCGTCGAGAAAATCGTTACCGCCGTCGAGCATCGAGCGGACTTGGCGGTTGCACATCTGGGCAATATCGATATCGCCCTCGATCTCGAATTCCAGTTCGTCGCACCGCGTTACGTCGGCCAGGGCGTTCGATTTGAAAATCGAGCAAAAAACACGGATCAGTGAGCCCGGAATATCCGTGTTGCCGTTGCGATAGTTGTAAAGGTGGTTCTCAGACACCCCCGACGCTGCGGCCAGCTCGCGCATCACGTCGGCGATCTCGCAGCCGCTCTCAATGCGAACACGTTTAATCTCAGCCTCAAACGTGAGTGCGAGCGGCGACAAATGTGCCGGAAACTCTTTTTGTTTATCAATCAATCTCAGGTTTGGCATGGTTCAAATTTTCCTCCGAAGTTTTGAATAGAAACCGCTCAGCGAGCGGGGTAGAATCGAATCGAAAAGACTTCGATATTTAGGCAGCCTTCAAGATCTGCCGTGCCGGACGCTTGTGGTCAGGACGGGCGAATTTGAAACCGTATTTCGCATTCAGATAGTCGGCGTAGCGTGGATAGAAATCGCGGCCCCAGATCATGTTGTCAATCATCGTGTAGAGGCTGCGTTCGGTGACATCCGGATTGTCCTCGTGCAGTTCGCGGGCAAGATCGGCCACGGACTTACCGATGTCCATCAATCTGTTTTTGTTTTGTCTTGGCGTCATGGTAAAATTTCCCGTTTCAGAGGTTGTAATTTCTAATGAAATTTTCAACCGTGAATTAGAACGTATACAAATTGTCACCCACTGTCAAGAGAAAACGGTACAAATTGTATCCATGTCAGAAAAAACGTCATTTGGCCAGCGGTTCAGGCTTGCATTTGGGAATGCAAAATATGCTGAAATTGCACGAAAAATTGGCGTTTCCACAGCGGCGATCAAGAATTATGCGGCGGGCAGGGTGCCGGATGATACAAAACTGATCCTTATCTCGAAAGCGACAAACTGTAACCTACACTGGCTTTTGACAGGTGACGGGCCACAAATTGTACCGCAAGATACCACTCACCAATTGGACGCCATAACGAAACGCCTTAAGCTGATCGCGGACGAACAGGGCCATTTGGTCTATAGCGATGCGGAGATCGCCGGCGGTAATTTGGTTAGTCGGACACTCGATCTGCTGACGGAGTTTCTAATCTGCCGGGCGCTCGCAAGTTCTGGCCTGATCGGTCATGAGACGGAACTAATGTCGAAGGCCGATTATAAACGAGCTCAAAAATTTACTTTTGTCGCCAATGCGCCGTCAACACTGGAAGATCGCATTCGCGAGATTGTTTCACAGACGAAAGGCTCGCCCATTCAGTTTGACTCGGCGAATATTCGTGATATTATTCGAGAAATTCTTATTGAAGAAATTGAAACACCCGGTACATCTCGACCACGGGAACTTGTAACCCATATCGAGATACATGACCAACCTAAAAGGACCCGTAAAACGGGATAGCACATAACACAAATGAACCATAAATATGAAAATACAAGCCCTCTCGATCCGACCTTCTACCTTACTTTCACCTTATTTTTCGGTCCCTGTTCCTGCCGGATATCCACAAGTCGTTGAGCAGAATGCGGAATACATCAGCATCGACGAGTATCTGCGAAGCGGCTCTGAGGCAGTAGGATTCGTTCGCGTTTTCGGCGATTCGATGGTTGATAATAAGATCAACCACGGTGATCTGCTCGTTGTTGAGAAGACTGAGCACGCTCGGAGCGGTGATGTTGTGATCGCCGAGGTCAACGGTGAATTCACAGTTAAACGCCTCAAGCAGCACAGTCACGGCCTTTACCTCGTACCGGCAAATGACGCTTACCCAATCCGTCAGGTCAAGCGGACGGACAACTTCACCGTTTGGGCAAAGGTCAAGCATGTGATACATAGTTTCTAATATGGCCCTGATCAAATGTCCGGAATGTAAAGAGAGCGTTTCGACGGATGCCGTCTCGTGTCCGACGTGCGGCAAGCGGCTAAGATATTGGACGCCCGGACGAATCATTCTGGCGATCATCGTACTGCCGCTAACTTTCATTATCGCCGGGCAGATCCCAGCGTGTTTTCCAGGAATGTTTGGGTCGGATCGGGAGCCATTAAAATACGCAACGCCGACGCCTGGCCCGACCAAGGCAAATGCAAAGCCCACGTCAACGCCAATGTTTCAAGGCAATTCTGGCAAATGATACGAGGTATCGATCCCGAAGAGATGGTCGATTCGCTCGCCGAGCAATGGCAGGTTAAATTCGGATCGTAAGAGTTCGCCATCGATCATTTCCAGAACGACCGGCAACAGATCAAGGCGTTTAGCTTTTTTCAATAATTTGGTAGTTTCTTGAGCGATCCAATCCTTAGATAGATGGGAAATTGAACTCGATTCACCCAACATACAAAGCAGCGACCACACGCCAAATCGAACGGCCTGTTCGGGCATTTTATCGCGTTGTAGCGTAAGTCGCATTTTGTCAAAAATGGCGGAAAGATTGAGAATCATCCGATCCCGCCCTCGTTCTTCCATGCCCGGATAGCCTTCGAGAGCAAGGTGGTTAAACTCAGCCCACGCCTCAGCTTTGCGACCGGCACGGTGAAGATAGAGCGGTAATCTAAGGTGGGCCTGTATGCCGTGGTCCACGCCCTCCTCGGCTGCAACTAAATACGCGGCACGTAAAGTTTCGATCGCTGCATCCAGGTCGCCTTGCTCTTTCTGGGTAGTCGCTGAGGTCATCAGCATTCCAGAACGGCTGAACATTACCGACCACATGTCAGTCATCGCTGACCCTCGGGCGGCCCATTTTGATCTCAACATTCGCAAGATCGGCGACGGGGATCTCCCAGTGATCACCGACTCGTGTTATTATTTTTTTCGCATTCGGAAATTTGCCTGCGCGACACCAGAGCGTGACCGTCGATCTTGATGAGCCGAGCCTTTCGGCGACTTCCTTCACGGTTAGAATTTGTTCTGATACCATGGCTGTGTAGAAAGTCGGCAGGGTCGCCGAGTTTCCCAAAAACACAATAAGCCCGACGATCTCTCGCCGAGCTTATTGATATTTCCCCAAAGGAGAAAAAACTAAATGTCGGAAAATTCTAACACGGAAGAGGCTTTCGAACTTAACGAACCGTCCTCAAAATCGATGCACATTTTTTTGCCCGAGGCAGGAGTTAACGCGATGCTGGCAACGCTGGGCGGCCGGCAAATATTCCCAGACGCGGCAGACATTGACCGGATTGATATCGAGGTCGATCATGCTCCGCTGATGAATCGGAGAGATGACCCGAATGTTGAAATACAGCGGTTGATGGAAGACGCCACGGACCGCGTGCTGCGTCACGTTCTAGCAACCGGCGAAATGCCGGACCTCATCGTCAACGGCGAAAAAGTGAATTAAAAAAAATCTTGACAGTCCGGTTTCCGACACGGTAGTGTGTGTCCCTTTACCTATTAGACGGAGGGACATTATGCTAACAAATCCGGTTCTCAAATATTACGGTTCGAAGTTTCGCATGGCGAAATGGATTATCGAACACTTTCCCGTTCACGAGCATTACGTCGAGCCGTTTGGCGGCGGTGGCTCGGTGTTGTTTCAGAAGCGACCTTCGAGGGTCGAGACGTACAATGATCTCGACGGCGACGTTTGTAATTTCTTTCGCGTGTTACGGGACCGCCCGGACGAACTGATAAGGGCGATCAGGCTGACGCCGTGGGCGAGGGAGGAATTTGAACTTTGTTTGATGGCGGCCGACGACGCCCTGGAGCGGGCGAGGCGATTGTATTTCCGATTGCGAATGAGCCTGCATGGGGGGACGCTTGCGATCGCGTCAAACTGGAAGCGGCACAAAGAAAAGATTTCGCCAGCCGCGTCGATCAGGCCGCAGGTCGTTTATGATGCGGCTAAACGGCTGACAACCGTCCAGATCGAGAACCGCGACGCGCTAAAACTAATCGACGAAATGGACTCGCCCCGGACGCTTTTCTACCTTGACCCGCCTTACGTCACCCAGACCCGTACGGACAAAAAACGCTACCGCCACGAGCTTGACGACGACGGCCACGCCCTGATCGCCAGCGTCGTCCAAGCGGTTAGAGGGTTTGTTGTGATCAGCGGATACGCCTGCGAATTGTATCGGGATCTCTATGAGCAACACGGCTGGCGCCGAATCGATGTGGACGCGGTGGCGAATGGTGGTGCAAAACGAGTCGAGAGCCTGTGGCTGAGTCCGCGTGTTGCCGAGGCGTTGGCGAACCGATAAGGTCCCTGTTTGACAACCAATCCACAATATGTTTTTAATCTTTCCGCCGACGATTTCCCCCGTTTGCGGATTTCGCATTTTACGGCGATTTCCGCTCGGATTAGGGCAAACTGCCGTAAGGTACGCACCGTGGCGAGAAAAACGAAACTGAATCGATTGAATGAAATTGAATGGCATTTGTGATGTCGTTGGCAGACCGCTAAGAGGCTCAATGCAAATCGCGGAAAATAAAGATGAAAATTTTTTTGAGGTCCGGTGTCCGTGTTGCGGAGCGATGATCTGCGAATTGACCGATGACAATGTCGGCGATATGCGTATAGTGTGTAAAAAATGTAAGCGGAAGAACATTATTCACTTGCAACGGGCGCGCGAAAGGGCTAACATTCGTAAATCAAGCCCGTTGAGGGCTGCTGCATAAAGAGGCTCGGCGAAGCCCATATATATAAGGTAGGAAATTTAGAGGCTCAGCGAGGCCCATGATCCGAAACGGATCGTGGGCCTTTTTGTTTTCACGTTAAGCAGGCGAGACGCCGGCGGTCCAGTCAAAAATTATGGCGAAGGTTGGATTTAATGGACAGTGGATCGAAATCGCGAGGATCGGCAAGGCAGTCGATTCGCTCGGTGTGGACCGCGATCTGACGCCGGACTGGATCGAGCAAGTGATCGCCAACTATGCCGCCGGGCCGCATGAGGCCCCGGTTGTTCTGGGACACCCAGACAGCGACTCGGCACCGGCGTTTGGCTGGGCGTCGGATATCCGTCTGAACGGCGATGTGCTCGAGGCGAGGTTTGCGGACACGAATGATGAATTCGAGCGAGCCGTCGCCCGAGGTGAGTACAAAAAGCGTTCGGCGTCATTTTACCTGAATCCGCCAAACCTGAGACATGTCGGATTTCTCGGTGCCCAGCCGCCCGCAATTAAAGGTTTAAGGGACATTCAATTTGCAGAGGGCGACAATTTCGCCGTCGAAACTTTCAATTTACAGGAGAAAAAAATGGAAGAGACAGATCTGGACCAGTTGCCGGAGAGCTTCTGGAAAAAATTTAAATCGAAGCTGCTTGGCGTCGGCGAGAAGGCTGATCTGAGCGAGGCAGGCAAAACGCCGGCGGCCGCCCAGACGCCGACGGCGTTTAGCGCGGCTGATGTCCGGTCGATGATCGACGCGGCGGTGGGCGCGGTGAAGGCCGATTTTACCGAGACGCTCACCAAACTCGAAACGGCGAACACGGAACTTCAAGCGAAGATCGATGGCCAGATCGCGGGCGGCGTCCGATCGGACATCGCCCAGTTTGTCGAGAATATCCCGGCGGATAAGGGCAAGCACTTCTTAAAGAACATCGGTGTCGGCCCATGGCTCGAATCGCTTGCCGTTGCTGACGCGAAGGATGAGAAGAAAGCGGTCTGCTTCAGCGAGGGAACCGGCGACGACGAGACAACCCACGAATTCTCACGCTTCGAATTCGCCAAGGAGCTGATCAGCTCGCTCCCGCCGATGATCCAGTTCGGCGAGAAGTTCGGCAACATCGTCGCCACGAAAGAGGCTGACGCGATGATCAACAACGATCGCGTAAACGCGATGAAGAATGCGGCGGGTGTCAAAACCGAGGGAGGTAAAGCCTAAATGTCAAAACTTATCGAAACAATCGCGGCCAAGACGCCGCTTGAAAAGACCCGTGCCGATCTCGCCGTGCTGACCGGCGTGACTGCAAAGAACGCATTTGCGGTCGGACGCGGCGACGTGGTCGGCCTGATCACAACCGGCGGGCTGGCCCGCCGTCGGACGAGAGCGGCGGTAACGGGAACGCCCTTTGCGACAAACTCAGCGACGGGAACCGTGGACGATGCCTCGGTATTTGCCGTCGGGGATGTGCTAAAGAACGCTGCCGGTGTGGTCATCGGCACGATCCTCTCGATTGCCGCCAACGCGATTACGCTGGCCGCTAACGCCGCGGTCGCAGTTGCCACCGGTGCCAACGTGTTTGGCTCGGACGGATCGGAAGTTGCAAAAGGAATCGCGGACGAAGGTTCGGATGGCGTCGGGGATACGCCGATCGCGGTATTTATCGCCGGCTGTCTGGACGAATCGCTCTGTTTGCGGCTCGACGCGACCGCCAAAACCGAACTCGCCGGTTCAACCCGTGCGGGAGGCATTTTCAAATTCTAGGAGGCCTGTAATCACATGAGTTTAGTACTTACCTTTCCAACCAACGCAGAGCTCAACGAGGTGGTTCAGGCTTTCACAGCCGATCCCGCTCAGTACATCGGCCAGAGCATTTTGCCGATGCATACCTCAATGTCGCAACAGGTACGCTGGGACGAGCGTGAACGCGATCGCGGGCTGACCGCTCCGCACGTCATGGGAACCGACCCAAAGACGGACACCCGTCAGGGATCGAAGCAATACGAGTATGAGCCGATCCCGTTTAAGGAAACGGACATCCTCAAAGAAAGCGAGATACTTCGCAGCCGTGAACTGGGAACGCTCGCCGGAACGCTCGACCTCAGCAATGAGATCGCCCGAATTGCCCGCGATCGTTTTAACAAGACGATGGCGCGGATCGAGAAGCTCCGCTGGGACACGCTCAAGGGTGCGATCTCGATCAATGAGAACGGCGTCGTCGTTTCCGAGACCTTTGCGGTCGAAACTCACACACCGCTTGTCGATTGGGACACGGTCGCAACGGCCCGTCCACTCGCCGATTTCAACGCTCTGAAAATCAAGTTTCGCGGAACCGGTGCAAGTGCGGCCGGTGCCGTTGCCTATATGAACCAGAAGACGGCCAACTGGCTCCTGGAGAATCAGAACGCGGCCGACATCAAGGGTTTTCAGAACTCGAACTATACGGCTCTGCCGTACTCGGTCGAGGAGCTGAACAAGATCATGGCCATTCGCGGGCTGCCGCAGATCGTCGTTTATGACGAAGGCTATATCGCCGAAAACAACACCTGGACGCCGTTTCTCGCGGATGCCGAGGTGATCGTTGTCGGCAAGCGTCCGAACGGGCAGAGCGTTGGCGATTTTATGTCAACGCCAACGCTGCACAAGAGCGTGAACGGCCAGCCAGGCCCCGGCTATTTCTCGATTATCGAGGTCAACGGCCAACCGAGCGAGCAGGTCGGCAGCGTGTCGATGGGCCAGCTAGGTATGGGCAAGAACCCGAAGGTAGAGATCACCGGTGGCATTTATGGCGGAACCCGGATGATCTATCCGAAGTCGGTGATCAATTTCACCGTCGCAACGTAAGGAGGAACCCATGACTGACGAAGAAAAGAATGCCGTTGTCGAAGCTAAGGCTGCGGGCAAGAAAGCCGCAGACGAAGCTGCGGCCGCGAAACCTAAAAAGGTTCGCGTGATCGTTGAGAAGGGAACGCTCGGGCCGGATCTGCTGGTGTTTGGCGACGAAACGGAGAATCCCGAATATGTCGCCCTACTCGAAATCAAAGGGCAGAAGAAGGTGGTCGCGGTCAAGTAGATGGCATATATCGAGACTCAGGATCTGGTCGATGAGCTGGGCGAGGATGGCCTCGTCAAGCTTACCGACAATGAGGGAACGGGAGAGATTGATGAAACGCGCGTCCTAAAAGCTATCGAATTTGCCCAGGGCACCTTTGATGCTTACGCGCGTTCGCGTTATTCGCTTCCGGTTCCGGTCACACCGCTCGTGAAGAGCCTGAATCTCGATCTTGCAGTTTTCCACCTTCAGAAGAACCGGACCTCAGCGATCGGAGGTATTTACGAAGCCAGAAAGCAGGCTTACGACGATGCGATAAAACTGCTTAAAGATGTTTCCCAGGGCAAAGCCGCCCTGGACGTTCCCGCCGCCGAGGAGACCGTAACCAACCCGGTGAACTCGGACAAGATACTGACGAATGCGAATTCGGCAAAGTTTACTGATACCGCGTTGAAGGGGTTTTGAAAAAGTGATCTTTGACCTTTGATCTTCGACGTTAGAGCCGGAATCAAAGATCAAAGGTTCAAGTTCAAAGATCAACTTATTTAATGGCGACTGTGACTGAAAAAGAGATTCGTGAATGGGCTGACGAGTGGGGACGTTTGCAGCTCAAGAAAGCCCCGCTCGAATTGAAGTCGGCGGTACTCGAAAAAAAGATCAAAGCCTGGCTAAAAGCGACTGGGCGAAAGGTGACGATCACCGGCGAACTGGCGGTAGCAAAGCGGGTCGATGTTACGAAATTTGGTTCGAGGGAAATGACGCTCGCTGCGTTTCTCGAAGCAACAGCGGATCTCGACCAGGCCGACCGCGAGTATTGCTTGAAAGTCGAGATCGGCAAGGCCGAGGAGCTGCTCGGAAAGGTGACGGTCGATAGATTGTCGGATCGTCCGACGGTCACTAAAACAGTTGAGAGTCTGGAGTTGAAGAGTGCGGAGTAAACGGAAATTATGACCTACGAAGAGCTTGACAACATGTTTACCTATCACGCTCCGAAAGGTGATCAGACGATGCGATACGAGCAAATTCGCCATGCCGCAAAGATGCTCGCCAAAGCGATCATTGACAACACCCCAAAGTCGGCGGATCAGACGGCAGCGATTCGAAAGGTCCGCGAAGCGATGATGACGGCCAACGCCGCGATCGCGTGCAACGAGTGAAGTTAATCAGGGTGGGGCAAAACGGCTGCAAGGCTCAAGATTCGGGCGGGGCGATAAACCCCCGCACCGACACCCGCAAAGGGTTTATGCACGATATTCCATAACACGAAAAACGAGGCCGAAAGTCACCCGCTGGAAGGTGAATCGCGGGTCTCAAAAAACGAAGGGCGGCCTAGCCGCTGGATGCGAAGCCGCCCTTCCCATGGATTTTGAAGTATGGCGTTGGAAGGGATCGAGCGAGTACTGAACCGGAGCGGCCGGCTGAAGCGTGACATCAAGCACGTTGAGCGGCCAATGAAGGCTGCCGGTACGTACATGGTCGGTTCGATCGTGAGGAACTTTAATTCGAGCGGCCGGCCGAAGAAGTGGCAAAAGCTGGCTGAATCGACGATAGCCGGACGGCGCAAAGGTAAAGGCAAGGGCGGGCTAAAGATACTGATCGACAAGGGCCAGCTGCGGAATTCGCACTCGATCAGATTGCGGGGAGACGGCGTCGAGATCGGAACGAACATGGTGCAGGCGAAACGCCAGCATTTTGGCTATCCGGGCGGAACCGGACGAGGCCGGGCGAAAACGCCGGCGAGGCCGTTTGTGATGTACCAGGACGAAGACCCGGATGCGATCGGGAAGATCTTTAGTCGTCATTTTGGCGGTTAGGGAAGAACCACCCCGCCGCTCAAAGCAGCGGCACCCCTCCTTTGTAAGGAGGGGAGCTAGAACAGGATGCCAGCACCGAATCTTGATTTTGAGTTTTATGCCGGCGGGATCGAGGACGCGATCATCGCGACACTCCAGCCGGTTATGGAGCCGATGGGCGTTAGGGATTTTGGTACGTACTCGGGCGAGCTTGACAGCGAGAAATTGAAAGAGGCCCTGGCCGACCTAAGCCCGCGGTTCCCGCTGATCCTGGTCGGGTATGCGGACGGTGTGGATGTGATGGACCCGGTGACGTCGCCGGTGATGAACAGATCTTTGGAATACCGTCATGATTGTTCGTTCGCGGTGATCTGTGCGACGGACGATGCTCGGGGCGAGACAGCCCGCCGACGCGGAAAGCTGGTGGGAAACAGAAAGCTCGGCGCCTACCAAATGCTCGCCAAGGTCCGCGAGCTGCTCGGCGGTTTGAGATTCAGCATCACGGTCGATGGCACGGCCTATCTGCTAAACACGCAGATACTCGAACCAAAGGGCGTTGAAAATATTGCCCGGCTCGCGAACATCACGGCGTTTGCCGCGATCTTTGAAACGGCATTTAAGTGGAAGACGCCCGATCGGACGCAGGAGCCGATAGACGTGACGGAACTGATTGTCGGAGTGAGTTCGCTAAACGACGCCGGTAAACGGCGGGTGACGCCGGAGCTGCCGGGCGTGAGTACGGAAGTTTTGAGTTAAGGGAAAGTTACAGAGTTACAGAGTTGCAGAGTTGCAGAGTTTGAGGAGCAAAACATGGTTATCAGAAATCTTTTGAATCAGCCGCAGATGGTTGAGGGTCAATCGCTCGGGGTCGATTGCTCGGTCGAAGTCAAATCGGTCACGGACGACGTTCGTCGATTGGCCGAGAAAGGCTTTGTCGCGATCGTTACGGAAGAGCCGCCTAAAGGCGGGACTCCAAACACGGAACCGGCCAAAGGCGGGACGCCGAACACAGCAGAAGGAGGCAAAAAATAATGAGTGTCGTAATCGAACAGACGCCTCCGGGCGTTCATGCAATAGTCAACGCCGGCCAGGTTTCGAGGCCGCTTAACCGACAGCCGTCATCGAACGGGTTTCTCGCCGGCTACGCTGGGTGGGGGCCGGTGAATACGCCAGTGGTCATATCGAGCTGGCTCGACTACGTCCGCAAGTTTGGCGGGTTCAATGCCAACTCGTGGCTCGACGCCGCGGTGTATGTGCTGTTTAATCTGTACGGCGGTAAAACGGCGATCATCTCACGAGCGGTCGGAGCCGCGGCCGCGGTCGGAACTCTGACGCTCGATGATCGTGCGGGATCGCCGCTCGACACGCTTCGGGTGGATGCAAAATATCCGTCCAGCTACTTCGACGATATTAAGGTTCAGGTAGCCGACGGTACGACGGCGAACACGGTGAAGCTGATCTTTACAAGCGTCAAGCTTCAGGCACTTGGTTTTCTGCCCGAAACCTACGACAACTTCACGATTGGTACGGCCGACATCACGCATGTCAATCAGACTTCGAAGCTCGTGAATCTCACAAATCTCGCGTCGGCGACCGCCGCACCAAACAACCGTCCGGCGGTTCTGGCTGCTACTGCACTGACAGGCGGCACGGATGATTTCGCCGGTGTCAATGCCGCAAAATATGTCGCGGCCCTCGGGGCGTTTGCCGACATCAATCTCGGCGGCGGCCAGGTTGCGGTGCCTGGCATTAACGACTCGACCGTGCTGGCAGCCCTGAAAGCTCACGCCGAGCTTTATCAGCGGCTGGCGATCTACGATTCGGTCTATGGCGAAGACGTGAGCGAGATCCTCGCCCGCGACTATTCCGCGGCCCGATCAGCTCACGCGGCACTCTACTATCCGTGGGTGCAGATGCTCGATCTATCGGGGAACGGCAACAAGAAGTTTTACCCGCCGTCGATCTTTGCGGTTGGGGCGTGTGCTCAGGTTGACCGCACGATCGGCGTTCACAAGGCACCGGCGAATATCTCGGCACTCAATGCAATCGACGTGGAGCGAAATGCTGACGGTACGCCGATGTTCAACGACAACGCCCGAACGCAGCTTAACGAAAAGCAGATCAACGTCATCGCTCCGATCGGAACCGAGGGCATAAAGATCTACGGCGGACGTTTGTTTTACCCGACGGGTGAGACGCGTGTGCAATTCGTCCACCAACGCCGTGTGCTGAATCTCGTTTACTACACGGCAAAGCTCGGACTCACCTGGGCGACGTTTCAGGTAGTGGACGGGACCGGCAAGCTGTTTCGAGATCTGCGAAGCTCGGCAGCGAATTTTCTGCGGAGCATGTGGCGTGCCGGAGCACTTTACGGGGCGACGGAGCAGGAGGCGTTTGTCGCAACCTGTGACGCGTCGAACAACCCCGCCGAGGATCTCGATCTCGGAATCGTCAAGATACAGCTCGGGCTAAAAATCTCGCCGACCGCCGAGCGGATCATCGTCAATATCGACAGCGTACCGCTGTCGCAGGATCTCAGCGTTTTGAACGGAGGAGCGTAACGAAAAATGGCTACAGCATTAGGTCACTATTTAATTGAGGTGGACGGCGTCGGCGTTTGCCAGGCGTCTGAGATCGAGACGGGCGGCGTAAAGCATGAACCGTTCAAAATCTTTGTCGGGAACCGCCCAAATCCGATCATCGGTCGCGGCAAGTACGAGGTCGAGGAAGTAAAGATCAAGCAGGCGTATGAGCTGAACAGCGAGGGGGCCGAATTTACACGGCAATTTCGCGATTACATACTCGGCGCAAACGTCGGCAAGATCAACATTCGCGTCGTCACACTCGACGAGGACGGCAAGACCGTCATCGCCACCGACGACTATATCGAGTGCGTCCCGACAATGTTTCAGCCCGAGGGCAAGAAGGGCGAGTCGAAAGACGGAGCCTACTTCTCGATCGGTTTCAAACCGACCGATCACGAAGCGAGCTACTAGGCGTACCGGGTCAATCACGGGGCAGGCGACAATGCCCTTTTAGGTTTCCTTGCTCTGCTGACAGGTGGTCGAGGAGATAAGCACCGCAAGCGTCGATGTCGCCGACGCCTCGCGGTGCTTTTTTAGAACATGGAACACAAATTTGAATTGACATTCGGCTACGAGGACAAGGACGGCAAGGTCCACCGCGAGGTGACGATTGGAAGGCGTACGACGATGAATGACGTTTTCCTGCTCGATGCCGACCCGCGTTCAGAGCGTCCGACGCAGCGGGCCGATATGTTTCGAGCACTCGCGATAACAAAATTTGGCGAGCTGCGTCTGCCGATCAATCTGGCCGTTCTGCTGAGCCTCAACTCGGTTGACCGCGACGATCTGGAACAGGGCGTAAACCGCTTTTTTGAAATCAGCCAGGAAGATCGGGAATTCGATCATCGCTCGGCGACCGAGGTTAAGGTTTTGTTTGGGTTTGACGTGGCCGGCACAAATTACGATGTGGTCGAGATCGGACGCCTCACAACAGGCCGCGACGAGGTGGACGCCGAGGCCAAGAATCTGTCGGGCTATGCAAAGGAAGCGTTCCTGCTCGGCCGGATGATCTCAAAAATATCCACCGACGATGGCACGGCCGCCATCGACGGCCCGATCGATATTGACATGTTCAGGAGTCTCGATACAGCGGATTTTGAGCTGATTCGGCGATCAGCGAAATTAGCTGAAGCTTTTTTTCGAAACAAGGGAAGAGGCACTCGAAAAGATGGGGATGCTGAAAGCGGTAGTGGTGCTGTCGCGGGAGACGGGAATGAGCGAGCAGGAAATACTGTCGCTGCCGAGGATGCGGATACGCAACTACCTGAAGGCAATAAAAGAGCTAAAATCAGCCGCCTAAAGACTGAAACGTAAGATGAGCGTGAACCTCTACAATGCGGCAAGCAAAAAAGGCAGCGGGGAAACGACGCCGTGGCTGATCTGCGAGTCGGCGATTGTGGCCGAAACGGACGATCCTGACAAACTCGGACGGGTCAAGGTGATCATACCGTCGATTGACGAGGACAACGTATTTGACGACTGGGTCGTCCCGGCCGCATCGCATTGTCTCGGTGACGGGTTTGGGATGCTGATGACGCCGGCAAAGGGGCAAGAGGTGCTGATCTCGGGCGTTCTCGGGCAGAAGTTTAATCTCGTCTATCACGCGGCCGTTTACAACGAGGATGCCAAGATTGCGACGGAATTGAACCTCGATTGGCCCGGCATTAAGGTCCCGAAAAATCTGACGTTTATCGCGACGCTCATCCAGCGGCTGGTGGCCCAGAACGTGGAGGTCATCGCCGAGCAGCTTTGCAAAATTCAGGCTGAGAATATCGAGAGCCTGGCATCGCAGCTCAACAAAACGACCGGGCAAAATGTCCAGTCAACGGCGTCGGCGGAAAACAAGATCGAGGGCCAGACGATCGTCGTCAACGGCACCACGATCACGATTTCAGCAAACGGAAATGTGGCGGTTACCGCCAGCGGAAATCTGACACTGCAAGGCCGAATGGTGAACAAGGTTGGGCCAGCTATCTGATGTGTGAAATATGCGACCGGGGCGAAGCGGAGAGACGTGTTTGGTTTGACGATGTCGGGGTAGAGGTTTGTGTTGAGTGTTTTGAAAGGCTGGAAAAGAGCTTTCGCCACGAATTACGCGAATGGCACGAATAAGAAATTAGGCGTGGTATGTCAACGGGATAATTACGATCTAAGAGTTTTGCCACGAATTACCGAAAACGATGAATTTGCAGGGATCGACAATTAGCTTTCCTTTTCGCGTGGATGCTCGTGGGACGTTTGTGACGAGCGGTGTGCGTGAGGATGTGATCGGCCAGGCGATTGCCGACATCATCGAAACGCGGCGGGGCGAGCGGGTGATGATGCCGCTCTACGGGATTCCGGACTTTGTTTTTGCCGTGCAAAATTTCTCATTCGCACATCGGCTGGCCTACATGCTCGAGGAGCAGATCAAGGCGTATGTTCCGTTGGTGCGTGACGTGTTTGTTAAATCGGCGACGGATGACGAAGGGCGGGCGACGGTTGAGATCCGGTATTCAGATGTCGGGGCGGTGAACGCTCCGGGCAATCTGGTTTATCCGGTTTGGAGGTTGCGAGATGGCGGAAACTAGATGGTATCGCAATGTTTATGCGAGCCACGTTGACGTGACGCCGGTGGGCGAGGAAACGATGCACATTCCCGATCCAGCGTGTGAGTGCCGGCCTGAGATATCGGGTACGGCAGATGGACGATTGATAGTCAGCCACAATTCGTACGATGGCCGCGAGCTGCGGACGGCGGCGATGTGGCAGGAGCCGAGGAGAGCGGCGTGACGAGGAGAACCACCCCGTCAGCCGAAGCGGCTGCCACCCCTCCTTTGTAAGGAGGGGAGCTTAAAAAGATGATCGAATATCCATTACTTGAGATCAGGAATGAGGACCGGCTGGCGGCTGAGGCGATTGCACATGTTTCGGGGCCGGCGACGCTGGCGATCGTCGATGCTCAGATCGCGGCCCGGCGAGAGTTTCGCAAGCTGGTTGAGGAAGGTCTCGATACACCGCTTTGCCCGGAGCTGACAAACGCAAACCCAGCGAGCCCGCATACGGTGATCGCCGAGGCTCTGGCGTGGATGCTGTCGCAGCAGTTTTACCGTTTCAATCAGATCCCAAAGCAGAATCATATCGCGTTTGCCAACCTATTCGGGATCGAGCAACGGGTCGCGACGGCCGCGACCGGGATGCTGGAATTTACAATAGCTCCGCCGGTCAATACGGCGGTCACAATTGCCGCCGGAACTGAGGTGCAGAGCGAAGACGGCAAGTATGTGTTTGAGACGATCGCCGAGCTTGTCATTCCCTACGGCGGTTTGATTCGATCGACGCTCGCACGGCGAACCGTGAACGGGCACACGCTGCTCTCGGCCGGGCAGATCACGAAGCTCATCGACACGCCTGCCTATGTGACGGCGGTGACGAATCCGACGGCGGTTGACTCAGGTGCCGATCTGGAACCGCTCGACGAAACGCTGGAACGCGTCCGGCGCTACCAACGCCGAGGCGAGCGGATCGTCACTGCCAAAGATTTGGAGGACGCGATTCTGGACGAGGGGTTGCTCGGGAACGGGATCGTTCGCGTGTTCCCATTTGTGTCAAATGGCGATTTTGCGAGCGGAGTGAAACTCGTGGGCCACACGACCGCAGTTGTAATGACGCGAACCGGCGAGATCATAGACCAGGTGGCCGCGACGCGGATCGCCGCCCTGCTCGATCAGGTGGTCGGCAATCAGTTTGTGTACGTGGTCAATCCGTCGTTTGTCGAGTTTGACATCGCATTTACGGTGCGTCTCAATTCCGGCGTTCTGCAATCGGCGGTCGTCGCCCTGATCGAAACGAATCTGCGTAATTTTTACGCGGCGTCGCGAGAACAGTTTGGACGGCCGATTTACCGCAGCGAGATTATCGCCGTCGTCGAGGGCACGGCTGGCGTTGACCGGATCGAGGCCGGTGCCAGCTCGATCCTCGCGGCACCGATCGTCGATACAAAACTCGCCGAGTATCAGATAGCGAAGCTCGACGACGTGACGATTACTGTTTTGTGATCTTGGATCTTGGATCTTTGATCTTTGACCTTGGACCTTGGACCTTGGACCTTGGACTTTGGACTCAAAGATCAAAGATCAAAGATCAAAGATCAAAGATACAAATAGTTGATGAACAATACCGACTATCTCTACAACCATTTGCCCGCTCGTTTTCGGCGTGAGGACAAGTCGGGTCTGTTGAAGCGGTATTTGCAAGTATTTGGCGACACGCTGGACGCTTGGGACGGGCAGTTTGATGCTTTCTGGAATTCGATAGGCCCGGCGACTGCGACGGCCGAATGGATCACCTTTTGGCTCAATGCTCTGTTTGGCTGGTCATGGTTTCCCCGCTGGTTCACGCTCACGGACAAACGGCGGGTGTATGGCAACTTTGCGAGGCATCTGGCACGGCGCGGGACGGGACGAGGGATCGAGAAATTTCTGCTGGATTTTGGCATTGTCGCCCGCGTTCACAAACGGCCGGTAACGTGGAGCGAATTTGTCTGGGGCGAGATGGCGTTTTCGATCACGCAGCCGCTCAATCTGGTGGTCGAAATATTGCACGTTCGCACACCGCCGTCAGACATGACGCACTGGGGCGAATCGATGGTCTGGGGCGAGGGGCTTTACACACAGCCGACGCGGCCGTTTACGGATAACGAGATCATCGCCCTCGTCCGCTACCAGCAGCCGCACGCCCAGACGATAAAGCTCGCCTGGCGGCTCGGCGGCTATCAACCGGTAGATTACACACCGGTTTGGGGGCAGGTTTCGTGGTGAAGGGTTGATCTTTGATTTTTGATCTTTGATTTTGGTCAAAGATCAAAGGTCAAAGATCAAAGGTCAAAGGTCAAAGAGCAAAGGTCAAAGATCAAAGATCAAAGATCAAAGATCGAAGGTCAAACGAATGGCACAAATTCCAGTCAAATTCTTTAAGGTACTAAACCCGCCAGCCGAACCGGCCGAGCCGAATGCCGTGTATTTTGTTCAGCCGGATGCGGAGGGCCCGATCGATGTTTATGTCACGAGTGCCGACGGAGACCTCGTCGCCTGTGTCACACCGGCATATATCCTTAGCCTTGTGGCCGGCACCATTATTCCGCTCTCGTATCTGGATGCTGACGGGACGCTCGCGGCAAATTCGGATCAAAAAGTGGCAACGCAAAAGGCAGTCAATACAAAGGTCGCAACCGCGATCGCCGGACTGATCAATGCCGCTCCGGGTGCCCTTGACACGCTCGACGAACTGGCGGCCGCAATGGGCGACGATGCCAATTTTGCGGCGACTGTAGCATCGGCTCTGGCACTAAAGGAGGCTGCGGCAAATAAGGACACCTCGGGCGGATACGTTGGGTTGAGCGGATGGGCGATAAAGTTTCGCAACCTCGCCAATACATTCACGTCGCTGTTTCAAAATGCAAATACGGCCGTACGGACCTACACCTTTCAGGATCGAAACGGCACGCTTGCGGACGACTCTGACCTCGCCTTAAAGGCCCCGCTGGCAAATCCGACGTTTACTGGACAGGTCACTCTGGCCGAGAATGCGGCTGTCGTCTTAGACCCGGCGTTGTCGGCTGACGGCAAATATACCGGCATCACACGAAGCGGTACGGCTGGGGCCGCCCTGGCTTTTGGCGATCTCTGCTATCTCGACCCAACGGACAGTCGCTGGGAGCTCGCTGACGTAAATGCGGCTGCCGGGGCCGACGGTGATGCACGAGGAATACTGGGTATCTGTGTGCTGACCGCAGCGGCTGATGGTGATCCGACGACCATGCTCTTGGTGGGGAACGTTCGGGCCGATGTCGCCTTTCCGGCCATGACGATCAACAAACCGATGTACGCCAGCGAGACGGCGGGCGACATTACTGAAACTCAACCAACAACGACTGACGCCGTGATCAGGATTGTCGGCGTGGCACTCACGGCCGATGAACTCTATTTCAATCCGTCGATGGACTACATAACGCACGTTTAAGAACAGGGAGAACTCAAGATGCGAAACAGAATACTCATAATGTTGATTCTTACGTTAGCGGTGGTGCCGTCATTTGGCCAGGGAAATATTCCGGAGTTTTGCCGGCCGACACGCATCGTGCCGCTGATCGAGTTTCTGATCAACCGGCCGTTCGGTGTGGTCACAATGTCTGAATGCCCGCCGCAGCCTCAGTGCTTTGTCCTAATGGGCCGAGTGATCTGCCCTCAGTAAATTTATGGCGACTGACGTATTTACCGCAACTGATACATGGACATGCCCGGCGGGCGTGACGTCGGTTGACGCCGAATGTTTTGGGGGCGGCGGTAATGGAGCAAATCGCTCCGGCTCTTTCGGAGGAGGAGGCGGCGGGGGCGGAGCCTATGCCAAAAAGTTTGGAATAACGGTCACGCCCGGCAATGTTTACAACGTTCAGGTTGGCGACCCAGCCCAGGCCCAATATGATTCATGGTTTTTAGACGCCTCGACGGTGATCGCCAAAAGCGGCAGCAATGGAAGTTTAATCAACACCTCAGGCGGTTCGGGCGGAGCGGCCATCAGCTGCATAGGTGACGTAATAAACGGCGGCGGCCAGGGAGCGTCGGCAAGCGGTGCCACCGCGGGCGGAGGCGGCGGTGCCGCGGGCAATTTGGACGATATTTCAGGATGGGGATCAGCAGGTTCCGGAACAATCGGTGGAGCGGGCGGCGCAAATGACGGCGGCGGTGGTGGGACGGGCGGCACCTCAGGCAATCCAGGTACCAATGGCAACATAATCGGAGGCGGCGGCGGGGGATGCGGTGGCAGCAACAATGCACCGGGTATCGGTGCAAGGGGCGAGGTCAGGATCACCTACACGCTGCCGAGCGGCCCGGCGAATCAAAAAACGCACCTCGGCCTTGCGAAAGCTTCGATAAAAACAATCGGCAATTTAGCTCTCGGGAGCGTCAAGACGGTCAACGGACTGGCCTAAAAGAAGGAGAAGAATGAAAAAGAGCTTAGTACAAACGCTCGATCAGGGCGGGAACACATATGGACAGGTCAGCAATCCGGATGACCTGATGAAGGCACAGACGTTTGGTCATGACCGGTTGAGCAGTACGATTCTGGATTTTGTGATCGCCGCGACGAAACGCGAGGTCAAGGGGTTTGGCTACTCGCTCGGGCCGGGTATGGCGATCGCGATCAACCGGCCGGGCCGCGTCTATACGACCGACGGCATCACCTATGACCAAATGCAGGATTACTCGCTATCGTTTGCCGCCGCGGACGAGAGTTTGCCGAGGCTCGATCTGGTCGTAGCCAAGCTCGAGGATGACGTAGCGGCCGAGATCGATCTGATCCCGTTTGTCAGACTCAGGACAACGGACGAATTTGAGGACGAGGTTGGCCCGTATGCACCGCAAAATATCTCGGCCGCGACCGAGAAGCATTGGCGGGCCGTCGTCCAGATCAAAACCGGCACACCGGCGGCCGTCCCAGCCGCACCCGTCGTCGCCTCAAACGAGGTGCCGCTGTACCTAGTCCAGGTGGCGGCCGGTGCCACGCAGATCACCGCGACGAGCGTTCAGGATTTGCGAAATCAGCTCGAGGGCCTCAGACAGCTTAACGACCGCAGTGTGCAGACCCGCAGCGATGTCGCCGTACTGCTGGGCCGCGTCATCGGCAATGAGGATATCGGCGACATCGTAATCGACATGTCGCCGCTCTATGACAATACAAGGACGCTCGCCGAGATCCTCGCCGATCTGCTCAGCCAGTCCCGCTCGTCACGCGATCTGCCGGAGATCCGCTATGACTATCCAAAACACAATCTGACCGATAAACGAGCGTCCCAGATACTCGCCAGCGGAGCGTACGAGGGAGGCTCGAAATATATTGATATCGAGGTCGGGGCACGCATCAATTTCGGCGATGCCGAGGTGCAGATTACGCCGTCAGGTTTTGTCGATCAGACAGTAAATCCGCATTACGTAACAGTCGGTGCCCCGGCCGAACATGAACGCCGCGAGGTGGGCGTCACGCTGGCGAGCATCACACCGGGTGCCTCTGATTCGACGGCTGGCTTTCAGGGCCGCGCGGCGATCATCAACCCTGCCCGATCATGGTTTGCAAGCGCGGCCAGAGATTCGCGATATATAGAGATCTTTGGCGGCTATGCAAATCCGGGGCAAAGCTCATATCTCTCCGACTGGAAAACGTATGACACGCAGAACGACACCATCGCGGCCCGCACAATAACCGGCGATGCCATTCCAGCCAGGCCATTCCCCGCGATGTTCCCGATGGGTGACGGCACGCACGTCCTGGTCGGAACGTACGGATATAACGCCACGGTTTCGGAATGGTTCAAGGTAAACTGTGCAACCGGTGTCTCAACAAAAATAACCGGAACTGTGCCGGATGCCGAGTATTTCATGGGCGACCTGGTCGCGGCCGGAAAGGTCCTTATCGTCGGGTATAGCCAATCGCCCGATGGTCCCGTGCACTGGGAATACGATGTCACGACAAATACCTTCACATCACTGACGGTCTCGGGTGCGAGCCAGATCACATTTGCGGCCGGGCATTCATTCACCGACGCTTGCGTCTATGGCACCAACAAGCTGCTGCTGGTTTCAAATAGCGGCACTCCGCAGACAGGGGTGATGGAAACATTTTTGTTTGACCGGACGACGCTGCAATGGACAAAGCTAACGGGGTTTGCCGCACCGTACGAACGCCTCGGCGGCGGCTGGGTATCGGGCTTTAGAATGGCCAATGTCAATAACCGGCCAATGCTTGTGGGCGGCTGGGGTAATGGTGCCTGGAATTCGTCGGCATATGAACTGGTAACCACAGTTTCACCGATCAACGGCACGATCAGCACTTATTGGCGAGAGAACGCGGGTTTTGTATCGACGAGATACGGACACGAATTTACCTCGACGATTGGCCCGGACGGCCGGGCATCTGGAAAGGGGTTTATCCTGGCCGGAGCCAGTCCGAACTCACAACCGATCACATCGATAATTGCTCTCGAGTCCGCAGGTCTCATCGCCGCGACATACAACGGTATGGACGGCGTCTCGATCGGTTCCGGCTCGACCTATGCTCAGTTTGAGGTGCCGGCATTTACAGCCGACTGGGACGTGGCTGCCTACCTGATCAATCTTGCCGGGCAAAATCTCACGGCGGCCACCGTGAAGGTCGAGGCCAGTTTCGACAACGGTGTCACCTATCATGAGGTAACGCCGGGCCGCGCATTCACCGTCACCGATTCGGATAATCCAGGCCACCGAAAGCTGAGGTTCACGCTCTATCGCAGCTCGACAAACCCGCCGATCATCACGGGTTTTACAGAGGCTCTCGAC